AGCCTCAATTGCTGGTCGGGGAACCAGGTTGGCTCTTGCTATCGGTCTAATACGCTGACGGGGCCGATGGGTCCGTTCAGGAGTCTTATTGTTTTAGAACTGACCTGCGCCAGATTCCTTTGATAGATAACCAGTAGAAAATGCACCCTTAGAAGTTCCAGATGAACCACCAAATCGTGCTTGTTCTGCAGCAATCTGTGCATCCTTAGCACGTTTTGCTGAGGCTAGTTGAAGTATAGTATTTTGTTCAGCCTGCTTCTGTCCGTACTGTTCTAGTGTTGAACCAGAGATTGCTGATAATTTTTCAAATGTAGGAAGTTCATATGCAATCTTTGCATAGTCCGCGGTAGCCTGTGCACTAGTTTCTCCCGCTGCTGCAAGCGCATCACTACCAACAGTTCCAGCCATAACATTAGAGTAACGTTGGCTTTGGATATCTGTTGCTGCTTGGAAGGCATTGAGTCCTTGACGAACTGCTGCTCCACCAATTTCTGCAGATGTAATCTTGCGCTCAATTGCAGGCATTGTGTCCTTAGGGTCTAGAATAGCCGCTACAATATCCTGTGTTCCAAGACCTTTATAGTAACGCTTATATACATCTAGTGTTGATGGGTCAGCATTAAGAACACGGTCGTATACTGCAGATACTCTGTTAGCCATCTCAGTCGGCGCTACTTCCCCACCAATGAGTTTAGCATACATATCTGGGCTTGAAAAGTACTGATTTAATCCATAAGCCTTGAATGTTGCAGCATAAGCCTGCTCATTCTGTAGGTATGTCTTTTCATCAATCATTGGTTTTCCATTTGCTGCAAGAATCTTATTGCCAGAGAATCGATTCAGGTATTCACCGTTATAGCGTGAATCATTGCGAAGCAATGTAAGCATATCTGCTGATGTGATGTCTGGATAATCCATGCGAATTTTGTCTAACGTAGCAGCAAGATTACCAATTTTGTATACACCCATTGCTGCAACAAGAGCATCATATGCTGCATCTTTTTTTGGTTCTGCTGGTGTTGATGTTGGTTCCTTTTTTGGCACTACAGTTTCAGATACTGCTGTATCAGTAAAACCAGAACCACCAACTCCCTCACCTGTGATATAGTTAGGTGTTGTTGGGGTAGTATATGCAGTAGAACCAGGTACGCCAACTCCAGTAATATAATTAGGAGTGAGTGTTGTTTCGTAGTCAGCAGGAGCGCCGCCTATAGTAACAGTAGGTTGCAATGTTATTGCTGGCTTATAGCCTGCTGGTGCTCCACCAATAGTTACTGTAGGTTCCAGACTTGTTGCTGGCTTGTAACCAGCAGGTGCGCCACCGATTGTGACTGTAGGTTTTAGTGCCATTATACATTAATCCCAAATGCGTCAGCCATGGCGCGTAGGTCGTTTTTTCTAGTGTCTTGGTAATACTGGGTTTGCTTAATCAATGGATTCTTCCACTGAGATGCTTCCCATTCCTTCGAAGTTAATGGGATTGCTCCAGCAAATACATCTTTAAATTTATCCACTGTAATCTGGTCACGTGGAACTCCATAAATCTTTGCATAAGAATCAATATATCCACCACCATCTAGATACTGCTTAACAGTATTGCCCTTAGCAACCCAATCCTTGAGTGCCGGGAACTGTGTAGTAGCATGCAGGTTAATGCTTTCCATCTTGTTCTTGAGTGCTGTTGTGCTGCGAATACCTTGTAGGGCATCCTGATAAATCTGCTTCTCAGATACAGTCATACCGTTCTCTGAGTATGCACCACGAAGTTGACGAACTACCTGACCAAGTGCACCCTGTTCAAGTTGGGAATCATCTTCTGTGCCTGGCGTTGCCTTTGCCTTAGCAAAGCGTGATAGCGCTGTCTGCTCAACATACTTGTTAAAGATGTTATCGCGCTGTGTCTGTGTAAGACCAGCACCGCCTGCTGCTAGTTCAGCCTTATTATATTCCTTAGCATATGCTGCAGCAAGTTTCTTGTCTGCTGGTGCTTCGAATAGGTCCTGGAACTTAGCATTGATATCTGCAACTAAAGCATCTGCTGGAGTTGTAGCAATCTTCTTTGTAGTTGGCGTAACCTGACTAAAGTACTGGCTAGCCATTGCTGGATTGTTTCTAAACTGTGCAATTGTTGCAGTATAATCCTGACCAGTCAAATCAGCAGTCTTAAGAATCTGTGTTAATGCAGCATAATCTGCTGGTCTAAAATCACCATTTGCTGCCTTGATATAAGCAGGTGTTGGCGCTTGTCCCGCTGCGTAAAGACCAGGGATGCCACCAAGTGCTGCAAGAAGATTTGCTCTATCTTGCTGACCCTTACTCATTACAATTGTATAAGGCGCATCGACAGTATACTGAGTCTTAGAGTAAGTTGGGATGTTAGTCATCAACTGGCTGCCAACATACTTAGTCTGTGGAGCGCCTGTTTGAACTGGTGTTCCTAGTGGAACTCCTGCTAGACCAGCAACACCTGCATTACCACCAGGAGCATTGTTTGCTGCATCTGCTGCTGCTTGTGCATCTTTAGAGGGATTACCAGTCTTTGAATTAGTCTTTTTGGATGATTGCTTTGGACCAGGTGGCACTACGTTAGCCATTACTTACCCTCCAACTCTCTCTTAAAGATTCCATAAAATATTTTCTGGAATTCAGGATACTTTTCAATTAATGTCTTTGCTTCTCCAGCAAGCCATTCACGCTGTGGTGCTGATGCTTTGCTCTTAAGTGTAACTGTACCAGCAGCGGCAAGTGCCTTATCACGTTGGATTAGGTACGCACGTAAACCAGATAGTGAATCTGACTCTGGAAGAGAATCGTCATTGACAGCATTCTTTAATTGTGCAATAACTCTATCTTTCCATTGCGTATCCTGTTTTGCTACTACCATTCCGCCTGCCGTAAATGAGTCCTTAAGGGACTTAAGTGCTGCAGAGTGTTGCGATGATGACCAGTTCTCACCAATAGCGCGAGTCTCAAGTCTGTCTTTTGCAGCGGCATAACGAATGCTTGTAGACTTCTGCATTACTTGTGCAGCAGTCATCTTAGTCATAGCACCACGTTGTTGCTGGAACTCATAGAGAACCTTTGAAAGTTCACCATTTGGATAGAAGTAACCATATACATCAGAGTACTTAGTAAGAACATCTGGATTATCTTTAATCAAAGCATATGTAGCAAGGTTAGTTGGTTCATATCCAGTAGTTGCCCTAGTGATAGCGAATACCTGTTCTGGACCATAAAGGTCTAGGAAGTCTGCATAAGCCTTAGCCTTATTGCCACCAGCGGCTACCTCAAGGTTCTTGAAGTCTGCCCATACTGATGTTGCTAGGACTGTATAGCCATCCTTATTGCGAGCAAGCGCTTCTGGGCGCATTGCAAAAGGGATTGGTGTAAGTGCACCAGTAATGCCACGCCAGAATGTAAAGTAACGTGCCATATTATCGCCATCTCTGGTCAAACGAATCTGGTCATCCTGGTTATTCAAATCATATTCGCCACTTGATGCAAGATACCCCATTGATGGGGCAAATGCAGAAGCATATGAAGATTCAATTCCAAATGTTGCACCAGCAATACGTGCCCAGTTAGCAGTGAATAGTGGACCATCAAATAGTCCAGCATTCTTTACATCTGGTGTACCATAAGGGAAGAATACCTTGTACATTTCTTCTTCCAACTGTGGTGGGAGAATCTTTAACGGGTTCTTGTTCATGGCAGATAGCATACCAATGCTCCAAGTGACACCAAAACCCATACCAGGTACGATACTTCCACCACCAAGGGCAAAGTTAAATGATTGTGGTTGAGCACTAAATTCAAAAGGACCAGTAAGGCGCATATCTGATGCTCCAGGAACAAGTCCCTGTAAAACATTTAGCGCAGTAGATGCAAATGGTACGAAGAACTTGCGCTCTCCTGTCTGTGGGTCCTTGAAGAATAGACCTTGATTAGGGTCATAGTATGACTTAGCATCTGTCAGTTCATACATTGCTGATGAACCAGAACTAGAAGCCCAGTTAAGAACCTTAGAAACCTTGTATACTTGGTCAGGGTTATTTAGCGCAATCTTTCCCCATGCCTTAATTGTATCTTCCCATGCCTGAGCAAAAGGAACAATGAGGCGAAGTTGATGAAACAGCAAGTTACGCTTTTGTGCATTGTAGAATAGTCCTTCTACGTGTTTGTTAGCAAAGTTGGTTGCAAATTGATGTGCATCATCAAGAGTAAGTGGACCACTACCATCAGCACTGGCTAAATTCTTCCATGCCTTGTGGTTAGTTCCAATAATTTTCTTGCTTACAGCATCACGCAAAGTGCCAAGACTCTGAGGGGCCTGCTTCTCTAGTGCTGTAACCGCATCAATGTCAAGTGCATGTGAGATTTCAGCAACCTTGTCCCAGTATGCTTGGCGCCATTCTGGACCCATTGTTGTAGTCTTTTCAAACTCAACTGCCTTATCAAAGAATGCCTTAGATATCTTATTACCTACATCACCAAGTTTTTCGGTGTTGCTCTTCAATAACTCAGAAGTACGAGTTGGAAGAGTCATCTGGACATTAGTCCAATCTCCACCTTGCGCAAAGATATCTTCAAGAACTTTAGAGAATTCTCTATTGATATCTTTCTTAACCTTAGATGTTCTAATGCCCTTAGTAACATTTTCAGACAACTTTAAGTTGTGCTCAGCGATTGTCTTACCATTTGGGATAATAACTGTAGTATCGCCTACCTTGATAGTTCCTTTGAGGAGAAGTTGCTTAATAAGTGGAGCCATGCTACCACGTCCAGCCATCTCTTCAATACGAGCAAGAACAGATGTCTGCTGTCCAACTTCATTTGTACCTGTAAATAGGTACTTCATCAGACCATCTTCTGTTTTAGCAAATTCTTTGAATTCATCACTCTTGAGACCAATGAATTTATCAAGAGTTTTGCGACCTTCACCCTTAAGGAAGTACTTTACTGTAGCAAGTTCTTCACCTGGTTTGGTAGCAATAACACGACGTACGAATTCTGAGTTATGAAGAACGCGCATCTGACTAGCATAACCTTGCCACCAGAGTGGGTGTCCATAAACTTCGCTTGTGTATCCAAGAGATTTAACAAGTTTATTAATTACAGCATCACCAGATGACCCAACAGACGAGTCGGACATGAATGATACATAAGGATTGATTAGGTCTCCAGCAAGTTGTTCCGCCGCAAACTCCTCTGCCGATGAACTCATTTTAAATGCATTATTATGAACATCATTTTTAATTTCATCATATCGGTTTAAGAATGACTTAAATCCACTGCTTCCATCACGACCAAGCCACAATGCAATTGCAGCACCAGGACGGTTGAAAAATGAGATGTGACCAGTTCCAAATACACGGATTTGCTCTTCAATAATGTTACGAGCAATATACGCAGGACGAACCATAACACTCTTCTTCCAAAGATTGTTAAGAGAACTTGCTACTTCTTGTGCATCTAATCTTGCTTTGCCAAATCGCTTTGCAGTCTTAAGAAAATCTGCTACTTCCTTTGGGTCTGGGATATATACAAAAGAATGCAGTAGTTCTGAATCAAGGTGAGATGAGTGAAGTGTAATCTTCTTGCCATCTACCATACCAAAGTTAATGTCAGCACCAGTTGCATGCTGTTGTGCCCAGTACTTACTCATCTCATTGCGATTAGTTTCAAACACTCGAGTTACCTTGCGGAATTCATCTAACTGTTCGCCAGTGAACTTGCCTGCGTTATGCTCAAAGATAGCATCAAATAGTTTAGCAGTAGCCTGGAAACCAGATTCGCTTGTTGTTGGGCTATAAGCAATGCTTCTAATAAGGTCATCAAGTTTTGCTTTAGGTAGGTTCATATAGCGACCTACGTTGTTAACTGCCTCAATGAGTTTATCTTTATTCTCAGTGTGGACAAACACTCCACCACGTTCTGGTAAGAAAGCATTGTACTTGCGACCAAGATTCTTAAGAGCCTGAGTTGGGCGGCTAGATTCTAGTGCGTGAGCAATGCCAACAATCTTCTGGCTGAAATCACTTCTAGTTGCAGCACGTGCAACAGCACCTTTGATTGCCTGAGTTCCATGAACAATATCACCCTTTGAGATGACAGAACCAAATGCATCACTTACTGTGCGACCAATTGCGCTATTACCAAGTGAATCAACTGCACCACGAAGAGCGCGACCTGTACGAGTTCCAGTCTCAAGTACTCTAGCCTCTACTGTTCCATTTGCAATATATGGAGCAATGGCAGCAAGAACTTCTTCTCTAGATGTAGCATTAGCAAGTTTAATTGCTTCATCAACGGTAAACTTACCTTTAGCAAGTTTCTGAATTTGCATAAAATCTGTGGCATTCACAAGAGCATCAATAACATGCTTGCCGCCAGCACCTGATAGATACGTAGCAATATCATCATAATTGATATTGATATTATTGAACTCATCCGTAGTCTGGTTAAACTTAGCCCACGCGTCTCGGTATACTTTAGATTCTGCTTCGAGTCCCATAGCGCCCTCAGCCTTAGCAATCTTCATTGCTTCGAATGATGCATTAACTCCACGATGTGCTTCTTCAAGTTGAGCAGATAGGATTGAAACCTTCTCCGCTGCTTTAGCAGCCTTAACTCCCTTAGAGGTCTCCTGTAGCAATTTAGCAGCACGTTGAGCATTGCGAAGTTGTGCATACGCTAGACCTGGGTCCAGATATACAGAAAGACCAATCTCACCAAGTGCATTAATTACTCGAGCAGCAGCCCATTCAGGATGACCTAATGTAAGCACAGTAGATACTGGGTCCATGAAAGAATATGGACGATAGTATGTTTTGCCATTTACTTCGTATGCTTGTTTATAATACTTTAAAGATGCTTGGCGTGCAGCAAATCCTGCTCCAACTTCTTCGCTAGGGAAAAAGCCATTACCTAAATCTACTTTTTGATTATTAATAAGATTATTTAGTGTTTGTCCAAGCACTGTCTGGTCAGATAAACTTTTCGCAGATTCAGCAATACTTCCAGGAAGATTGTCCATTTTCTTTTGAAGTTTTTGGCTTGGTTCTTGCTGTATGGTTGGATTTATCCATGCATTTTTGCTCTCTGCAATACCCTCTAAGCCTGTTGAAATTCCAGCACGTCCCTGACGGACTGCTGCACTTAGACCTTCTGTAATCGCTTGACCACCAAGAGCAATACCACGTGAGGCATACTTGATAGCACTCCAGATTTTACCAGTTGGAGTATTATTAAACTTATCTGTAGAAATCTTTGCGCTAGCCTTTTGCGCATCTAGTGCACGTTTTGCTTTTGTCTGTGCATCAATCTGTGCAAGAATCTTAACGATTCCATTGTCGGCAGTTGCACCAGAGCCTACAAGGCTAGTGATGAGTCCAGCAGAAGCGCCAGGATTATCAGCAAATGCTTTGCGAGCATTGTATCCATCGATGCCTGTGGCCTGCTCAAGAGATTTCTTGATATCTGTATAATCTGCTTGGTCCTGTGTCATTACGCGTTCTTGAACGCCAGCAACTATTGGGAAACCATTAGCGTCTACTTTAACATTTGGTAGACTGCTCATTAAATACGACCTTGGTCAGATGCACCCTCAAGGATATAACGCAAATCCTGGTTAGTTGGGTCTTCCATATACAATGCGCTTACAATTTGCATAGCCTTTTCAGGTTGCGGTGCAGCCATTGCAGGAAGAGCAAGATTCTGCATATCATTTCCATGACTTACATGCTGGTCTGGAAGTTCAGTTGGTGCAAAAAGGTCGGTAAGTGGCTTCTGTGCGGTTTGTTCTTGTGCACCAGTTGGTCCCATTGCTGTTGGATTGCCAGCAAGTGCAGCAGCGCGTCCCTGGTCTTCTGTCGCTTGGTTAGTTCCCCAAGGTAGACCAGTCATTGGCTTGAGTGATTGTGTGCCACTTTGACCATTTCCGCCAAGCCCGTTTACGTTAGCAGGATTATTCTGTGGAGCATCAGGGCGGAAGCCGCCGCTATTTCCATTACCAGACATTTTTCCTCCTACTTAGAATACTGAATAATTGTTTGAAGTGGACCAGCAGAGTAAATACTTAATTTACAAGCAATCTCTACTGCTTTCTGTGGCTTAGCGCCAGCATGAAGTGCTCCTAGCGCTATTGGCGAACCAGAACCTACTCCATAAAATCCATCTGCGCTACGCATGATAGATAAATCATCGCCAACATCGAATAGTTCTCCGTTGACAGCCATCAAGAATTGGAATCTTGCACTGGCGTCTTTCTCTTGCACTTCCTCAAAGTTGTAACCATTGTCTTTAAGACATTGACGAAGTGAAGGCATAGCCTTCGTAATCATAAAATGATAAACATCTTTTCTATCTGCAGCAGTTAATTTAGGTGGATTCCATAGGTGCTGTGCAATATCACATGGTGAGACTTCTCCAGAACCACCAATGATAAAATCACCACGTTCATTTAACTTTGTCATATCTGGATGAGACCACGTACGACCAGAATCGTCACTTACTAGACTGTCAGCAACTAAGGTGCAACCGTCTTTATGCTGTACACCGATAATTGTTGTCATTGTCCCCTGCTTAGTTATCTAGTTTTGCGAACTGTTCTTACTGATGCGCTACCTTGTCCTTGACCCGATAGACTTGACATTAATGTTTGTAAATCTGGTGCTTGCTGTGGTGGAGCCATACGTCCACCTTGCGGCGCAGGTTGACCTTCTGCTGGAGCGGCGGCGCCAGGAACAGGGGACGGTTGCTCAACTGACGGAGCAGCCCCAGCAGGAGGAGTCTGTTGCTTAGGAGCAAAGATATTCCCCACTACATCTTCAATAGATTTTCCGCCTTGGCGCGCCTTGATTGCTTCCGCAATCTTATTCACGATTTCGCTTGGGTCTCCACCTTGTGATGCCATTTGTGGGATTGACTGGGCGTAAGCCTGCAGTCCACCGATTAATGCATTACGCATATCCTCGACTTCAATCTTTTCTTGCTCTTGCGTTACGTTCACATTGAATGGAAGTTCACGCATTGCCATATCCTTGGAGATTAACTTACCACCAAGTGCTTGGAGCATAAAGATAAGTCCCTGTGCTGGGTTTAAGCCAGCAAGCATTCCATAACGAACATCAGCAGAATAGTCCCCATTGATGTCCTTAGAAGGCTTATATGTGATTACGTAAGGAGAACCAGCGTCGACACCGCGAATTGTTTTCTCTTCATTGAAGAAAGCCTCATCAACCTCAAAGCAGAGACTAATCACATCGCGTAGTGCGGCTGCGAAGATTGCTTGAGATGACTTGACTTGGGTATCGAATGCCCCCATGAGTGCTTGAACACCCTGTCCAGTGATTACAGAGGCGTTCATATTGCCCGTGCGACCTTCTGGATAGCGTGAACCAACACGCAATTCTTGATTGAGCAGTTCTTGCTCTGTGAATGCACCCTGTGGTAGATTCAAATCTACACGGCGCACACCTGCTGGGTTGGCAGTACGAATAACTGCATCTCCACCCAGTTGGAGTTCCTGCACATCGTTGGGAAGAACGATTGGAGCCTGAACAGATTTCTCTGCGGCTTCCATTGCAAGCATCGCAAAACGATTGCGAAGCAATTGGATACCAAGAACATCATCAAACTGTCCACGCATTTCTCCATCAACAGATGGACGCTTAGCAATGATAACCATCATCTTGCCAATTGGGTTTGCTGCACGTGAAAGGATTAGGTTCTTGCGTGATGGAACGTATACTACTGACTGTTCTTTGTCATAGTAGCGATACATCTCAATAGTAGCGTTAAGGTTCTGATGGAATCCATTAGGCCCTAGCAACTGAGCCTCAAACTCAGGGAACTGGGCTACTAACTCACCAAGTGTCAAAGAATAACGCTTAGCAAATGCGATGCAACGTCCGTAGCGGTCAAACTCAGGATAAGCCATCCGAGGGTTCTCTACGCGAATGCGAGGCATCTTTGCTTCTTCGTCCAGTTCAATAATGAACGGAACGAAACCATAGGTGATGAAGTGGTCTGACGCTGTGTACATATGCACTGATAGGTCAGAGTGAATAAAATAATTGGATGCAATGCGTGTGCGCTTGTCAGCAAACTGACGTGCACGGTCTGAAACCTGGTTGGCTGCTGAACAGTTAACTGCTGGAAGCGGTGCCATAACCTCAGAAAGGTCGCGGGCTACAATATCGATGAAGTTAGCAACAACGTTGGTATCTACTCCACCTGGGAAGAAGTCTGGGTAGACCTCAGCAATCTTTCCTTGACGGACTGAAAGGACGTCTCCTGCACGACGGTCACGCTCAGCAGAGCGGTAACGTAGCGATTCGACTCGCGCCGCAATCTGCTCAATTGATAATGCCATTATTGTCCTTATCCGTAGTACTCTGCCCATTGGTCGGCAAAGGCTTCATCTAAATTAATTGAACCACGCTTTTCGATTTGGGAACGTGTAGCCCATCTGTTGCTCATCCACTTTGCAGAACTACTGCTTTGCTGCATCAACTCGCGTATGCGAATGATTGCAAACCAGAGCGCCATAACGCAGTCAGTTGGGTTCTTGGTATCTGGCTTCCAAGTTATAAGTTCCTGAACCAGAGTCTTAAGACCCTCTGAACCTTCATTAGATGGTAACTGGACAATGTTGTTGTCCTGGAACCGTCCATCTCGTACTGTACCGAACAGTGTAGACATTGAAGCCACACCGAATCCTACGTCCCACTTGTTCTTACCTGTGAAGTGGGAGTTGAGTTGGCAGCCATATGCGGCTAACCACTGCCGTAGTTCATCATCCAGGGCGTAAGCCTTCTGGTGAGCATTGATTTCAATACGAAGTTCTTGTGGCTTATACTTGATAACCCACTCTTCAATCAAATCTCTAATACGCTGTGGCGTAGTATCAGTCATGTTGACGCAGTCAAGAACATATATCTTGCCATCATCACGATTGTAAGTAGCCACTACGGCACCAGTAGCACCTGTCATTGCAGGGTCCAGACCGATAACTGTATATGCAGACTGTGTAGAGCGAGGATGTCCAGGGGCTCCTGGCTTTAAGACTCCGCGCTTTCGCATTCCATTGACGGAACCTTGAACGCAGGCTGGTGGGAAGATTGCATCTTCGACAACATCCTCTTGCTGATAGACCATAGCCCATACTGACGGAGCGACCTCAGAGCGACGCTTAAAGAGAGAAGGTCCGTCCCACTTGGGATATAGCCCATCTTCAAATGCCTCATCGATTTCGTTTTCTTGGATGTTAGTCTTGGGCCAGAGTGTTTTCCAGTTCTCGGGCTTTTCATCAAACTCTAGTACGGCTGGCATGGCACAATAGGTGAAGGGGCTCTTGCCACCTGTCCATTGTCCACCATCACGTATCATCTTATATAAATCTATGGGCGCGACACGGGTTCCTACGATTAGCAGTTTTCCGTGCCGCCCCAGTCGGGTGATAACTTCTTTTTGAAGCCATTCAATTTGCTTTTCCCACTCATGGGCGTTTGAGTTCATCACCACGTCATCTAGGATAATGAGGTCAGCACGTGCTCCGTAAA